GTTAATACTCTTCGTGAACAGTTGGAAGATCTCAATTTATTCAATGCAAAGCTTTTGTATGTTAACAAATTGTTGCAAAACAAAAGCCTGAACGAGAGTCAGAAAAAGTCTGTTATTAAGGCTTTGGATGAAGCACAATCTTTGACTGAAGCAAAATCTTTGTATAAGTCACTAACTGAAACGTTTAGTCGTAGTGGAAAGAAAACAATCTCAGAATCTCGTGTTCTTGGTAGTTCTTCTCGACCAACTACTTCTTCTCAGTCAAACGCAACATCATCTAACAATGAGTTAGGTAGATGGCAACGTTTGGCCGGTTTATAAAATAAATAAGAAACTCAAGCTATTCAAAAAAGGAGAATTAATATGAGTAAGTCATTTACATTGGGTCAGTTGACTGAAGGAATTCGTGATCGTCACGTAGGCCAAGAGTCATCTAGAATTCAAGAAAAGTGGACCAGAACAGGTCTTCTTCGTGGCCTTCAAAGTCACAATCGTGAAACCATGTCACGTCTACTTGAGAACCAAGCAGCTCAAGTACTTCGTGAAGCAAACACTTTAGGATCTGGTGGTTCTGATAGTGGACAAATCGATGGATTTTCTAACATCGCATTTCCAATCGTTCGTCGTGTATTCGGTGGATTGGTTGCTAATGAACTAGTTTCCATTCAACCCATGTCTCTTCCAAGTGGACTTCTTTTCTACTTAGACTATACATACGGTCAAGACGTTGGTGGTGATTCTTCTAACGGTGCAGGAACAAATGTAACGTATGAGCAAGGACAATCACTTTACGGTAACCCAGCTGGTGCTTCTGTTCGAACTGGTGCAAATGCAACCGGTGGTCAGTACGACTTAGTTGGTACTTCATACAGTCAAGTTCACGGATCAAGATATATGCGTGGTGCAAGATCTGCTGCAGACGCTGCTGGTACTTCTACACTATTAGCTTCTGGTGCTTTTGGTGGAGGTAATACACAATCTTACGCTGTGAGTGCTGCAGTTACAACTTCAGGTTCTGATGGTCGATTGCTTCAATTTGACCCACAGATTGTCTCTGATATTGAAAACAATGGTGGACGATATCAATTCCTTATTCTGTCAGCTAGTGAATTTACATCAGAAACATCTGGTCACGGTGGCGCTAGATTAGATCCAACACAAATCAAGTCACTTGCTCTTGTAACTGATCAACTTAGCAGTCAATTAGGTCTTAACGATATTCCATCTACAATTCAAGCTGGTAACGGTGTCAAGAACATTAGACGCCTTAATCAGTTAGGAACTTTTGCTAATAACGTTTTTACTCCTGATGCACTTAAGGAACTTTCTGATGCTAACGCAGCTATTTTAGTTGTAGTATCTGGTTCTCACAAACAAACAGCAGCAAGAAGACCTGGTTTAACCGGTTCATTTGTAATTCAAGATTCAGTTTCATCAGCTGGTGGTACTGGTGGTACGTTGACTATCCCAACTTTCGAGTCGAATTTCGCATCAACACCGACTCCGATCATCCCAGAAATTGATATTAAGATTGAGTCGATTGCTGTGACAGCTACGACACGTAAGTTAAGAGCACGTTGGTCTCCAGAACTTGCTCAAGATCTTAACGCATATCACTCAATGGATGCCGAAGTTGAATTGACTCAGATCCTTTCTGAACAAATTGCACTTGAAATCGATCGTGAGATTCTAAATGATCTTCTTACAGAAGCAAAAGGTGCTAACTTCTTCTGGTCACGTTCACCTGGTAAGTTTGTTAACAAGCAAAACGGTAATGCAGTAAATCTCGTGAGCACATTATCAACTGGACCTCAGTTTACTGGTACAGTTCGTGAGTGGTATGAAACTCTTGTTGAAACCATTATCGATGTTGCTAATGAGATTCACAGAAAGACTCTTCGTGGTTCTGCTAACTTTATCGTGGTTTCACCTGAAGTTGCTACTATCTTCGAAGCTTCTGTATTGTACAAGCCTTCAATTAAGATTGATGGTCAAGGTCAAGTTGCAATGTCAAGCATTGGTGCTGAGTCTATTGGTACTCTTTCTAACAGGTTTACTGTTTACAAGGATCCTTACTTCCCACGCAACAAGATTCTTGTAGGTTACAAAGGTGGTTCATATCTTGAGTCTGGATACGTCTATGCTCCATATGTACCGTTGATTGTAACACCAACAATCTTCGCACCAGAAGACTTTACACCAAGAAAAGGTGTAATGACTCGTTACGGAAAGAAAATGGTTCGCGCCGATTTCTACGGAACAGTTACTTGTATGGATATGGATATTATCTAATCCAGACACCTTTTGGTGAGTCTTACAAGAGGCGTCTTCTTCGGGAGGCGTCTTTTTTTGTATTTTTTATATGTTTGGAAAAACAAGACATAATTAATAAAGATAACAACTTTTGGAGATAGAATGAAATTAAATAGAAAACAAATTAGGTCGCTAATTATGGAAGAGTTAACAACGTCAAATAGAAGAAAACCGTTAAACGAAGGCATATTTTCAACTGTTGCACTTGTTGCATTAGGTGCCACTGCAATCGCTGGATATCTAGGCTTATCAATTATACAATTTGAAATCCAACTTGATGCGATGATTGAAAACGATACAGAAATGCAAAGATTGCTAGCAGAGATAGGAACTTTAGTAAAAGATAATCCTGACATGTCGCCTACTGACGTCGCTGACATGGCAGCGAGAAATGATCAAAGAGTAGCTGAAAGAATGCAAGAGCTAATAAACATGCTGAATAGAAGCCGTGCTCAAGCAGAGCGAGAGTTCAACCGTGATCACCCTGGTTTTTAAACAGAAAACTTATTAATAAAGTCTTTTGTTTGTAGCGAAATTCTACCGTCATCAGCCCATTTTACTTTGTAGCATCTAGATTTGTAGTCTGATGTAATAATTTCTATTTGTGTTCTATTGCCGTATAGGTTTAAGTTAACTATTTGACCCACAGTAAATTTGTTTCTTTTGTAAATTTTAATCGCTACTGAAAAGAAGTTAGTAACGTATTGGATGAAGTTTTGCATATTTATTTCCTTGTGTTGTTCTATTATATTATAATACAGTTATCCATCAGTTGCACTTTACATAAAAAACATACATTATAAAATATATTGTGCCTAACGCACAATTTACACACATTACATACACGAAAAGGAGAAAATATGAGTAGTAAACCATTTGAACTTAGAGCCGGACTGCTAGGGCAAGCGCAAACAATTTTACAAAACAAATATCATCAAGAATATGAAAAGCTTCGTTATCTTTGTGACAAAGACCTGCTTGACGCAACAAAAGCCACTTGGCCAAAAATGCCAACTTCTGATGAGATTATTGCTGAGGCAGAAAAATTATATAAGTTTGTACAAACTAAGTAATTTTATTATATGCTTAATAGAGAGTATAGTTACTAATAGGAGGTAGCTATGCTCTTTTTATATTTTTTATTAACTTTTGCGCTAGGGCAAGAATCTGAAATAGTCGTGGAAGCTGACGAAAGTATTGTTGTCGAGGCACACAAAGATTTAGAACTATATGTTGCACCAATAACAATGGAAATACATTCAACTGAAGTTGAGGCGATCATCAATAAACAATCGACGTTTAGGTACGCTTCTACTTACTGGCGAAATGCTAAGTTTAAGAATGAAAGAGGCATATACGAGCCAGTCACAATGCACTCAGATATAAAAGTATATAACATCGATACTATCGAGTACGTTTGGGACAACTGCAATTATAAGCGTGATGCTAAAAAGTGCGCGTACTTAAACAACCACATGCTACTTGAAACTCACATAACAGTCGATGATCATCAAATTGTTGTTAATATGATGTTGTACCGGTCAGACTTGACTGTGATAAGCGCATCAACATACACTAGTCAATCAAAAATTAGATGGATTAAACAACAAGAGCAGACTGTTATTATGCAATCTGGTCTTATGGGCAATCAGACTATAGTGCACACACCTAAAGAAGAATTACCACTTAAGTGGTTAATACCCACAAACTTAATGGAAAAACATATTTCTCAGGCAGCAATAAGAATATTTGCCGGAGCAAAGCTTAATTAATATATTGGCGCCAAGCGTGACGCTCTCTTTTAATAAGATAATCCTCATCATACATTTTTCTGTATGCTTCTTGTTCAAACGGTATGTTCATGTAAGCTTCGTCATTAGTCATTCCTTTAACTTTACCTTTTAACCAATACCATACATAGAGAATATAAAAGAATATCACCAGAAGCTCTCTCTGCTGCTCTATGTGTATTATTTCATGTCTTATCGTCACGTCTGACATTTTATTACGTGATATGATAAAAGGAAAAAGAGTAATCGCACTGATACTGATAAAAAGTGAAAGATATTTTGGAATGTTGCTGTTTTGTATGATAATAGGTTTCATTGTATTTCTCCTGTAAACTTTGACTCACTACTGTATAATTATTAACGTCATACAAAAATACGGAGGTTATGATGCCAATAAAAAAGACAGCAGCAGAAGAATGTTGCGCAAAATGTGAAAAAGATATTGCAGCGCTTAGAAAAGAAGTTGCTGCTCTAAAGAAAGAGCTTTCAAAGAATTCAGCAAGTGGTGCAGACCCTAGAGTGGATATGTTAATTGAGGCTTTAAAATCACAACACCCAAGAACACAAAAACATTTAGAAAACAAAGGTTTATAAGGATATATATAAACAGGCCCGACACAAAGCATAAAGACGACCCCACCGTCGTGTCGGAATCTTGTGGACAAGTATCTCAATGGAGGAAATTATGCCAAAAGTAAGTTATACGGCCGCAAAGGGTCTTATTCAAGAAACTGGGGCCGGCTTTGACGTTAACGGTTCAAAAAATTCAAACGTATTAGTTCGCTCAGCAGTAACTGCTCATGATCTATCATCTGTAAATGAAGATTTAACTGTTATCTACACGGGAACAATGGACGGTGCAGTTACACTGCCACAAGCAACAGCAGCAAATACTGGGATGGTAATCAAGCTATTGCATTCTGTTGATGGTGGTAATTCTGCAGTATCGATTGGTTTTCTAAATTCTGGTTCTACTGTTATGTTTGGAACAATTTTATTGTTATCAGATAATGCTGCAGCCGCACCCGATGCTGTTGCTTTGGCTAACAATGCAAAAGTAATTACACGTGATGCGAATGCTACCGACAAAGCAGGAGGAGCACAAGGGTCACAATATACATTTACGTACTTAGGTGCAAATTTAGTTCATTGCGAAGCGATTGGTGTTGGTGCTGGTGGTCTTACACCTGCAGCTGCCGCCGGTGCTTCATCTGCAACAGGTATTTCATAATTAGAGGAGTAAATTATGCCAAAAGTAAGCTATAACGCTAGTCAAGGTCTAATCCAGCAAAACGGTTCCGGATTCGATCTTAACGGTTCAAAAAATTCTAATGTCATTGTACGTTCTGCAACAACAGATCATAATCTATCATCTGTAAATGAAGATACAACCGTTGTTTATACAGGAACAATGGACGGTGTAGTTACACTTCCTAATGCGACTGCTAGTAACACAGGAATGGTGATTAAGTTATTGCATTCTGTCGACAGCTCTAACACTGAAAGAAAAGTTGGGGTTGCAAATGGAACGCCCCAAACAACTATTTCCGGAACGATTACTTTAATATCTGCAGATGCAACGGATTTGCATGATCAAGAGGCGTTACTTAACAATGCTGAATGTATTTTGCGCGATGCTAATGCAGTTAATCGAGCGGGTGGCGGGCAAGGAACTTCCTATACTTTTACCTATCTTGGCGCCCAAAAAATACATTGTAAAGCGCTAGGTGTTGTTAACGGTAGTCAGACACCAAACTTGGCCGCTGGTGCTTCATCTGCAACAGGTATATAATCGTTAATTAAAAGTTTAATTGTTATTAAAAGCACTCTTTTGAGTGCTTTTTTATTTTATATTAAATCAGACCGGTCTGGCTTTTCAGGGTAAAATAACCTACTTATATACATCACTCGGATATGATTATGAAGATTGTTTTTGCTATCGCACTTTTGTTTACATGTCACATACTAGCATGGCTACAAGTTAACGGCCCTATTTTTAATGACTGGTGGAAGGATAATATGCTAATTAGTGCGTTTATTGTATCACCAATAATATTTTGGTGTAGCATTACATACTGGACGATAACATACGAATGGCTCCAAGCTGTTTGGTCAGTAAAATTTATAGCATACGGCGTAAATATTGTAGTTTTTTCAATTTGTGCCTACTATTTTCTTGGTGAGTCGTTATTTACTATTAGGAACGTTGTTAGTATCATATTTGCAACGTTAATGATATTATCACAAGCATATCTACCAAAAACGAGCATATTTAGTGTCGAACAAAAAGCCCCAGAAAACATCAATAATGACAATGTTACTAGTCGTACTGATTAGTATTTGGCTTGGCTACGAGTTTTTACGATACGATATTGAATGTTTCTGGAGAAAATACAGGATTGATGAGATAATTAATAACATCTATAATAAAGGAGTAGAGCTATGTCGTCGATTAATAGAGATAAAATCAGAAAATTAATTTTAAAAGAGTTTAAAATGATAGGAATGACCGATATGGGTCATGGTGGAATGAAGCCTATGGGTATGCCTAGCCACAACCCTATGCCAGAAATGGAAATGGGTCACGGACACTCAGCAATGAAGTCGTCTAAAAGTTGTGTGTCACGTGAAGATTGCTGTGCTGCAATTATGTGCTTGGTTGAATGCTGTGAGTGCCCAATCACAAAGCAAGTAATTATGGAATGCTGCCAAGAAATCATGTCTGGCCAACACGATCATTAATGAAAATAACGAGGCGCCAACTCCAAATGTTAATACAAGAGGAGATACGCAAGGTGAAGCCGGGTTGCTATAAAGTATACCCGAAAAAACCTAAGCGTGGCAAGAAGCGTCGCAAAGCGTTGTCTAAGAAGTGTAAAACATTACCAGCAGCAAAAAAGCACTTGGCAGCTATTGAAATTAGTAAGTCAATGAATGAAAAAGATAATCCGTGTTGGGATGGTTATCGACCGGGTGCTAAATCTGGCAAAAAAACAAAAACTGGAAAATCCGGAAAGACAGTTGCAAATTGCGAAAAGATAAATGAGTCTCTTCTTTTAGAATCCAAGTATGATCAACTCATGGTACAGTTACCAGACTTATCTTTATCTGTTTCCTTTGACCAATCTAGCTCTGGCGCGCTAGATCTTCATGATGGAGGTTACTTAATTGCTTCTGCTGTATTACAACATCTGACAATTCCTAGTAATCCTTGTATCCCTAATACATTGTCAATTAGTAATATTCACGTCGCGGCTTCCCATCAAAATTTAGGGATAGGGGATCTTTTACTTGACTTGATCTTTTATCATGCTAGTACATTAGATGGTGGGAAAGGTTACGGGATTACAACTGATTTTGAAGGTGGTAACACACCAATAATCAATTATATGATTCAGAGAGCGCTCCAAGATCCAGCATATTACAAACAACGTACTAGCGCTGGTAATGACAAGATGGACTTTTTTGAAAAAACTGCAGATCCAAATGATGATTGTTACGCGGAAGTTTTTGACGAAGCAGGTGTGTATGAACTAATGGATGTTTACGGTTATAGTGAAGAAGAAGCATATAAAGAAGCGGGATTTTCTGATGAAAATTTTCCTCTAGGAACAACTAGCTCTTGGCGAAAAAGAGGTATTGAGTCTATGAAGCCTGTGTGGGAAATGCTTACACAAAGACAGAGTCCAGACATACTTTATCGACCGGTAGCTAGAATGAAGGGGTTTAGACAAGAGTATGATAACACACCCACACCTGAAGAAATACGTGCATTTCAAAGAGATAAAAAACTAAAAGAAGACAAAGAGCCAAGAAAAGGCACGGGTAAAAAACCAAAAGGCAGTAGTAGGCGATTATATACTGATGAGAATCCTAAGGATACTGTCTCTGTTAAGTTTCGAACTAAGTCTGATATACAGGACACCCTTTCAAAAAAAAGCTTTAAGAGTAAGCCTCATAATAGACAGTCACAGATAATTAATCTTATACACCAGCGCGTTCGCGCGGCTTATAAGAACGCAAAAGATCCTGCAACAAAAAAACGTTTAAAGCGTGCATATGATTATGCAAAAGAAAGAAAAGAAGCGAGTAAGCGTAAGACTCAAAAAATGAGAAAGAAATGAAAATAACAAGAAAAGAATTGCAAGCGTTGAATGCAAGCGCTATGAGTGAAGGTTTTTTCGATAGATTCTTTGGTAAGAAAAAAGAAGAAGAAGAAAGTACTAGAGAACTATTGCTTAAGAAAAGGTTTAAAGCGTTGAAGGATGTACATTCAAGACTCGCACGTGGTGAAATAACACATGCACAAGCAGAAGAAATTAGGCAAACAATTAACAATCCGATGTCTAGCGAATACAGAACGCCAGAACAACAGTTAGCTGCGATGGATACGGATATATCGAAGACTATAATGGACTTTGAGGCATCGCAAAGCGCACATAATAAAAAGCAAAAGCTCAATGCTTTAAAACAAAAAATCAAAGATAAAGAAAGAAAAAGAATGTCAGAAAAACAAAATTTCAAAGGAGACAAAATGAAAATAACAAGAATACAACTTAGAAAACTAATAAATGAAGCAATCGAAGATTTAGACTACTTTGATCAAGGAAAAGTTTTTGCCGCACTAAAAATGCTCCCGGCAGATCACAAGGCAAAAGTAGAAGATTTTTTAAACAATGTTTTAAAAATTACTGCAGATGAATTTAACAAAATTGAAGATGACGAGTCGATCACAGCAAAAATTAAAGATTTTGTTAAGGAATATAAATCTAACAATAATATCGAAGCTCTTTTGACAAAAATTAAGAATTTGTTACGTTAGACATAGGCAGGTTATATGTTAATCACAGAAAGTCAATTAAGAAAATTAGTGCATAAAATTATGTTAACTGAAAACAAACTAAAAGATTTTGTTGGCAATGTTAAAGTTTATGATTTCGATAAAGATAGAACTAAAAAACCAGAAGAGACTGAAATAATTGTGAAGGTAGATATTAAGTCGACAGTAGAAAATGCAGAAGGTATTGCACGAGGATTTGGCGCGGATAATGGTTACAAATATAAATTTAAAAAACATTTAAGCCCAGATCCAATTAATCCGGAAGAAGGATACTTTCTTTTTTCTAGATAAAAAAGTTTAAAACATTGTCTTTAAAGAAGATATATGTAAATGGTCCGTAAAGTTGTAGTTGAGTTAGCCTATATATAAATAAATAGCGAGGTAACGACGTGGCTACATTTGCAAACACAACAAACCCTACTCCTTTTGGAATCTACGATGCAGAATCTGATTTTCAGACTGATGCAGACAGTATGGTGACCTACGTTAAAAGAAAACTAGGTGACGACATTTTATCAGTGGAGTTAACAAAGAAACAGATATTTGGAAATTTTGAGGAAGCGACACTTGAGTACAGTTCAATATTAAATCAGTATCAAGCAAAGTCTCAACTAGTAAATTTTCTTGGATTTGCTACTGGTAGTATCTTGAGCGGTAGTGAAGAAAAGTTTATTAGAGAGAATTTGGAGTTTTTAGGTAGATTTGCAGAACCCTATGCACAAGAGGCCGGTATTGGAGGTTCATATGATTCTGTCTCTGGCTCAATAACTTTGCAGCAAGGCCAGCAAGATTATAACATATATACGTCTTTAAGTGGCACGTCAGGAGGGCTTTTTGATAATACAAAAGGTAAAATTAAAATAGACGAAGTTTTTCACTACAATCCCCAGGCAGCCTATCGATTTTTTGATACAACATCTGCGATAAACTATCTTAATAATGAGTTTTCTTTTGAATCATTTACTCCTGAAACTGTATTTTATATACTTCCTGTATACGAAGACTTACTACGCGGTGGACAGTTAGATTTATCTAATAGAGTAAGAAGATCAAATTTTTCTTATAAGATTATGGGTACAAATCTAAGAATTTACCCGATACCTACAAGTGATTCAAAAATATTTTTAAGAATTAGACAATATCCAGACCCAACATCTCCGTCATACCATGACAGTACAATTCACGGTGTGTCAAACATGAGCAATCTGCCTTTTGGAAACGTGAGATACAATCGTATTAATAGCATTGGTCGACAGTGGGTCAGAAGTTATACTCTAGCAATTTCAATGGAACAATTAGGTTATATTAGGGGCAAGTTTGGAAGTATACCTGTACCTAATTCTGAGGTCACATTAAATAGCTCTGACCTTATTAGTAATGGTAGAACAGACAGAGACGGACTCAAAGAAAAACTAAGAGAAATGCTGGAGTCCATGACATATGACAAATTAATGGAGGTTCAGTCGCTAAGAGCTGAACAAATAAATAAGCAACTTAAATATGTGCCCATCCCTAATGGCAAAGCAATTTTTTACGGATAATATATGTCTAGACTTTTTATAACACCACGCGAAATTAACTTTATTAACGACATAGCTAAGGAAGTTGTTAAGGATGTAATTGGCCAAAAAATATATTTGTTCCAAATTTCAGAAATTAAATCAAAAGTTCATGACATATATGAAGAAAGTCCGGACAAGGTTTTTGATTCACCACTAGAATTAGATTGCTTAGTTAAGTACAATGAACAAGAAATAAGAACAAATCGTTTTGGTTCAGAAGAGTATTATACTATAGAAGCATATGTACAATCTCGTGATCTTCTTGATAAAGGTATTGAAATATTAGAAGGTGACTTTTTCTCATACGGGTCGACCTTCTTTGAAGTTATAAAAGCGCCACTTACGCAAACAATTATGGGACAAATAGAGCACAAACGTTTTATTACTATAACTGGACGACAGTCAAGAAAAGATCAGTTTTTGTCAAAAGTTTTTGGACCTACTTCAGAAGAGTATACAGATAAAGACGCAGTACAAACAGAATTTGTACAGCAAAGAGGGTTTAAAAATAACAGACTGGGCCCGACAGGCGACGTGAGAGACTTGCAAAAAAATGGTGTGTTAGATAAACCAATAACAGGACCTAAAGAAGTTTCACCTACAGGTGATACTACAAATGCAGGTTCTTCTTTCTACGATGAAGAGTAATTTATGTCAAAAGTACAAATTCCAAGACAAAAAATAGTAATAAAGGATTTCGATGGTGATAACGTACCTGTTGACTTCGATTTTCCAAGTATAGGAATTGAAGACATCGATCGATCTGTTTTTGAACTGTTCAATAAGACACTACAGTTTGAAGTTGAAAGCAAGGGTGTTTCTACTAGAGTTCCTGTTATTTTTGCTACCGGAGAAAGATTTGCCTTGACCCGAAGAAAAAACCCTATTAGAGATCGTAACAATACAAACATACTTCCGCTAATATCAATTGTTAGAAAAGATTTAGACATAGGTTCTGAACAAGGTGGCAAAAAAACACCAATCTCATTTCGATCGCAACCTAATTACACTATTAAGAAAAGGTTGTCTGAAAAAGATAGAACGTTTCAAAACTTATTAAATAAAGACGGCCTTCGAAATCAAGATAATGTCGCGACTAACAATAATTTTTTAGACACATCAAACAACCTAACAGCACAGCCAGGTAAAACAGCCTCGCGCAGAGATAAGTCAAACTTAAAATTCTCTAGTGCAGCAACAATTAGTTTGAAGCCTCAAATTAATTCAAATGTTTATGAAATAATTCAAGTACCCTACCCTTATTTTATTGCAATGACCTATGATGTTACATTCTGGTGTCAGTACATGCAGCAAGGTAACCAAATGATTGAGTACCTTTTAAATAAACTTGACGTGCCAGGCGGAGAATTCTCTATAAAAACTGACAGTGGTTTTGAACTAGTTGCATTTATTGGTAGTAGCATAACATTTAATAATAATTTTGATAGTATGACAGATGATGAAAGAATTATTAAGTATAATTTTTCACTGACAGTTCCGGGTTACCTTTTAAATTCTGACGTGCCAGGCCTAGCAAATCAAACGCGCACATATCTCTCGGCGCCTATGATTGATTTTTCATACGAGCAAAGCAACAGTCAAGTATACAAAGATTATCAACCTGAAACTGATAAGGAAAAGTTTGACAAGCACGTCTTATCTGATATTACTAATGCAGACCAGTTTAAACTTAAAAGAGGAGAGAGTAATGGTTCTATCGAACAACTCATAAAAAACCCATTTTCAGGTGAAGAGAATACAGAATATTTAAGGGTAAAAAACGTTAACGCTAGGACAGGTGAAACGATTGTTTCTTCAACAATTGTTAAGGAAATTGATAGGCAACATGAATGATTAAAAAAAAGATATTACAAACACAATTGAATACTTATATTTGTAAGTTTAGGAGAGATTAATGGCAGAGCAAACATTTAGATCTCCGGGTTTTTTCGAAAGAGAAGTTGATTTAACTCAGAGAACAGTAGAAATCGAAGGTGTACCTGCAGGAATTATTGGGACAGCTGTGCAAGGGCCAGCATTTGTACCCGTTACCCTAGGGTCTTTTGTAGATTTTGAAAGAAAATTTGGAACGCTAAACAAAGATCGTTTTGGGCCTTATGCTGTTAACGAGTGGCTAAAGAATAGAACAGCTGTTACTTACGTGAGAGTTTTAGGCGCCGGAGCGGCAAATTCCACAGGTGACATACAGACGACACTATCACAAGGTACCGTTAAAAATGCAGGTTTTAGAATAAAAGGAACAGAAGTAGGTAGTGTTGCTGGCGCAAACGATAAAAGACATAAAGGTGGTGTACAGTTTATTGTTGCTGCACACGACACAAATGAGCTAGAACCGGCAGGATATCCACTTTTTACTGATAGCGATTCTTTTAACACTGCAACGTCGATAAGATTAATTCGTGCAATGTTGTTTACAGCAACTGGTTCGCGTCTTCAGATTCTTGATCATGACGCGTCATATTCAACGGCCAATGTCGCTGATGACTTAAGCAAGGTTAAAGATTACGACGGGACAAAAGAAGGCGGTACTTTTAAGTTAGTACTTTCTAGCGCATTAGGTGAATCTTACGGTAACGACGATTCTAATCCAGGTATTAGAATATATACAGCCTCGTTAGATCCGAATAACAAATACTATATTTCTAGATTTTTAAACACAGACCCAGATAAATTTCACGAAGAACAGCATTTGTTGTACGCAGACTTTTCTGTTGAGAGTGAACTCGCGAGAGTAACATATAACGCGACAAAAGGTACAGTTGGTATTGCATCTGGATCTGCTGGTACAAGTTTAGCTAGCGGCGACACTAGCTTAACGTTTAGAGACGTATTTGGTAGGTTTGACACGCGTTATAAATCAGCAAAAACAACTGCTTTCATAACACAGCCTTTTGGTAGTAAAGAATACAACTTATTTCACTTTGAATCTTTAGATGACGGTGAAGTAAGCAATACAAGAGTAAAAATATCAATTGCAAACCTTAGAAGATCAACTAACGTAAAATCAAGTTACGGTACATTTTCTGTTTTAGTAAGGGACTACAACGATACAGATACTGATATGAAAATTCTTGAACAGTTTTCTTTGTGTACACTGGATCCAAGATCAGAAAATTATGTAGCTAACAAAATTGGCGATATGAAAGTTTACTTTAACTTTGATGCCGAGTCTGAGTCTGAAAGACGCATAAACGTTGAAGGTAAAAGACCAAATCGCTCTAGCTTTATAAGAATCGTTATGGATCGAAATGTTGAAGATCGATTAATACCAGAAGATTCTTTACCTTTCGGTTTCAGAGGACTTCCTTTATTAAAAACAAACGAAAGTTTGACTGATGATGACACTGTTTTGGAAGGTGGTAGTCGAAGACAAAGATTAGCACTAGAAGAAGGAACTGTTGGCGTTGCAAATGAATGCTTAACAGGATCGATTTTACCTCCTGTACCTTTTAGATTTAAAGTGACACGTGGCGCAGTTAACAAGGATTCAACACCAACATTTACTGGTGAACCGGGTTCTCTAGAATTAACAGACAGTAGATTCTTTTGGGGTGTAAAATTAGAAAGCTTACCTGTGACAGGAACAATAGGTGATGCAGTATTGCAATCGAATGCGTCATCAAACAAAAATAAGCTTGTTGAGAGTTATTCAAAGCTGCTAGGCATACAAAAGCTAGATGCACTGGTAACAGGTTCTGGTGCTGATAGTTTTAATAATAATAAGTTTACTTTAGCAAAAGTAGCACTTCACAATCAAATAGCACTTACTTCAACAATTGAAGGTTCTATCGCTACTGCTATTACAGGAACAGCGTCGGAGCATATGAGAGAAGCAGCATACATTAGAAATGGTGTTAACGAAACCAAGAACTATACAATCACAGATGATGGTTCCACAGTTCACCAAAGAGTAACACTAGCGACTTTAGCTGCTGCACGAAGCGCAAAATACTTTAATAGATTTACTGACTTTGCAAAGTTTACAAATGTTTTCTACGGCGGCTTTGATGGGCTGAATATTCTTGATAAAGATAATAGGCTGATGAATGATCGAGCTAGCTCTGTTGCCGCAAATGGAAAAGCAGACGTAAGTAATGGTACATATACACACCAAAATTTGCATGCAGACTCAAATGCAGGAAGTGGTAAAGATAATAATATTATTAACTCATATAGAACAGCTGCTAGAATCATAACTGACCCTTTGGCATCTCGCGTCAATATCGTTGCTATACCTGGTATACGTGAGCCATTTGTTACTGATTTTGTTTCAGACTTGACACGCGATTATAGCAAGGCAATATACTTAATGGATATTCCTTCGTTTACAGATCCTAACGCTAGTGGTGTCTCGACAAGAATATTTTCAAAAACACAAAGACCTAATGTTCAAGAAACAGTAGAAACATTTGAGGGGCGTGCCCTGGATAACAGTTATGTTTCCACATATTTTCCTGATGTTGTTTTTGCTGATGATGAAAATAATACATCAGTTACTTTACCTTCATCAATTGCAGCTATAAAAGCTCTCGGCTTCAACGATGCAGTTGCATATCCTTGGTTTGCCCCAGCCGGCTTTAATCGTGGTGCGCTTAGTAATGTTCTAAATTCTAAAGTCAGACTAAATGCGGAAGATAGAAACATCTTATATGAGGCAAGAATAAATCCAATTGCAAACTTTCCAAATGGTGGGTTTGTGATATTTGGACAAAAAACATTACAACAGGATCGCTCAGCATTAGATAGAGTAAATGTAAGAAGAATGCTTTTAGAAGTAAAGCGAATCGTTTCAGAAATTGCCAACAGGTTAATTTTTGAGCAAAATACACCACAAACCCGTGCAAGATTTGTTGCTGAGGTAACACCACAACTAGCCACAATACAAGCACAACAAGGGGTTGACCAGTTTAAGGTAGTAATGGATTCTACGAATAACTCCTCACTAGACATCGAATCAAATCGTCTTAATGGGAGAATCGTCTTGGTTCCAACTCGTGCAGTAGAATTTATTGCAATCGATTTCATTATTACAAATTCAGGTGTAAGTTTCGAATAATTAAGATAAACGGAGAAATTTTATGGCAGAAATAACATTTAAATCAGCTGGTGTAAAGACAAGAGAAATAGACCTTTCTCAACCAACCCGTGTTGGACCGGTTGGAGTACCTGCTGGTATTGTTGGAACTTCAAACGAAGGTCCTGCTTTTGTTCCTTTAACGTTTGCAAACTATAGAGATTTTGTGACGACATTTGGCAGGTCTGATGGTGAAAAATTTGGACCTATTGCTGTTAATCAATGGTTAGCTAACGCACAGGCAGTATCTTATATTCGTGTATTAGGAGCTGGTAATGGAAAACAAAGAAATACATCAACAGGCAAAGTAACTAATGCAGGTTTTGTCGTAGGTGATAGAATAATTCAAGACAACGGAATTATTGGTAACAACTTTTACGCGACTGGCTCTATCGAAGGAAGAACTTACTTTCTTGGCTGCTTTATGTCAGAGTCAAACGGATCTACAATTTTTAGTGATGCAGGAATACAGAAAACGACAACAATAAGCGGTAAAAGAGCTACTGCAACCATAACAGTGACAGACGCGGGAGAGATTACTACAGGTAACCAGATATCGTTAGTTACAACTGCTGGTAATACAGTAACAATAACAGGACATGCTGACACCAATGCCATGGCTGACACAACAGGCGCATCTACAAACGGAACTTTTGCAGCAAATACAACACTTTCTGGTGGTAGTTCGAACAATATTACCCAGGCTGCAGCCATTGCAGCTACTATTAATCTACATGATGATTTTACTGCGACTAACGGGGGCACTGCAACTGTAACAATAACACAAAACACTGGTGGGACAGCAGGAAATGGTCGCGCAATTACTGTTGCTAAAAACGGTGGTGATGGAGATATTGAAGCACCTGGTGACTTAACTATAGTAAATTTCTCCGGAGGTAGTGACGGTAACCACGCTGTACCTATCCTTAGGGGTGTTTTACTTGCACCGAGCGGTGTAATTTTGCACTTAAGTGGTAATGCTACTGCTAACGGAAGCAACGCGCCAACAAAAGGTATTTCTTCAATAGTAGCATCACCACAAGTTATGGGTCGTGAAGGTGCATTGACCGGTTCTGTCTCGTTGGCGTCACAAGAATTTGTAATGCTCTTAAATGGCTATAACAACACAGATGTCGCAAAAAAGACACACATTACGGCTTCTTTTGATATCACAGCACCAAATTATTTTGCAAATGTTTTCAACACAAACCCATTAAAAATAGAAGAAGAAGGTCATTTGTTGTATGGACACTATGATATACATCCTGACATAGCTGCTGTAACTGGTAGCGGTGCTGTTACAGCGGGTGGTTTTTCTAAAGGTTGTGCTAACGGCAAAGACAAAGAAGATATCGCGTTGTTACTGACTTCTTCTGTGACTAGAGGTACAACAACTGCTAACAAGCCAGTATATGAAGATTTTGAGGATCGTTTTAGTCATGCAAAGTCTCCTTTTGTTATATCACAAGATAATAAGAGTCTTTTTAGAGTCCATTTACTTTCTGCAGGTGCAGGTGTTTCAAGTAAGTACAAATTCTCAATTGAAAACTTAAGAAGATCGAATTCTTCCATAAACAAATATGGTACTTTTGATTTAATTGTTAGAGACTTTAACGATACAGATCAAGAACCTAAGTCACTCGAGTCATTTAGGGGTTTAAGTTTAGATCCTGCTTCAGATCGCTACATCGGTCGTGTTATTGGTGACCAGCATACATTCTTTAATTTTGACGTAAATCAATCCAGTCAAAAAATAATCGTCGATGGATCGCATCCTGTTAGGTCAAGGTTTATAAGAGTTGAACTATCTGATGAAGTTGCAAATGGTACTGTTGAGAAAACTTCTTTACCTTTTGGTTTCAGAGGGCCGGATCATCTATTGACAAGTGGTGCTCTATTGTCGAACGAGGGTGACAACTATTACATAGCACCTGTTTTACAACTTGTGGAACCTCCTATTCCATACCGCGATACAGTTGCTCAAGGCGTTGGTATACAAAAACGATCAGATGGTAGACTATTTTGGGGTGTACAAACAACTAGAAAAACAAGTACAACTCAACCAAACTTAAACGGCCTTCAAGATAAATCTTTTAATACTTTTGTCAAGCATTTTCCAAATCACAGAATTGATTTTCCTAGTTTCTCTGTAGGTAATAACCCAGGTGTCTCTGACGTCGCAGGTACAGTATTAGATTGCGACAGGTTTAATAATAATAAATTTACACTTAAGAACATCCTGGTAAGAACAGGATCAGATGGGAAAGCTGATCCGGAACAATGGTTAAGTGCGTCATACAAAAGAGCTGGAGGTATAGGCAGAAATGCTACAGATAAGACTCGTGCTTTTGAGATCACAGACTTAGATAAAGTTGCAAACGTTAAATTTGCCAAGTTTACTTTTATTGCACAAGGTGGTTTTGATGGTATAAACATTTTTGATGAAGAAAAGTCCAAACTATCTAATACTGCGATACTTCGTGAAGTTGGTAATGATGAAAATAGTGCCGGGACAGGAAACAATACAGTTGGTGCTTATAGAAAAGCTATTGACATTATGAGTTCAAAAACTGATGTCGACATTCAAGTTCTTGCCGCACCAGGTATTAGACACGCTTCTGTGACAGACTTTGCTACTCAAAAAATCGAAGATCGCTTTGACGCAATCTACTTAATGGATGTTGAAGAACGAGACCAACTTAATACTGTCATTACATCTTCAGTACAAAAACCTCACGTTCTTAATACAGTAACATCCTTTAAGGGACGTGCGCTTGATTCATCATTTGCAGCTGCATATTTTCCAGACGTTATCTTAAATGATCCGGATACTAACACGCTTGTACAGGTACCACCATCAGTCGCAGTATTGGGTGCGTATTCACTTAACGATCGTGTCGCACATCCCTGGTTTGCACCAGCAGGTTTCGCAAGAGGAGCTTTAAATGCTGTAGAAATGGCATCTGTTCGACTTAATCGTACTAACTTAGACGACTTGTATGAGGCAGATATCAATCCAATAACAGCTTTCCCGGGTACCGGTGTTACTATATGGGGGCAGAAAACTTTACAAGCAGCTAACTCTGCGCTTGATAGAATTAATGTAAGAAGATTGCTGATTGATGTAAGAAGGAAAGTAAAGAATGTTGCAAATTCTTTGTTATTTGAACCTAACAGAGAAGAAACACTCGAGAGGTTCACTGCTTTAGTTAATCCAATTTTACAGAGAGTTCAAGAACAAAGTGGTATTGACAGGTATAAAGCAGTGATTGATACATCAACTACAACGCAAGCTGATGTAGAAAACAATACCATACGTGGAAAGATATTCTTGCAGCCCACACGTTCAGTTGAGTTTGTAGCACTAGATTTTGTTGTAACAAATGCTGGTTCAAATATTTAGTGAATAGATATATAATATAGATTAAGGAGAAAAAAATGGCAGAAACACTTTCAGTCACAGATATGTTACCAAACAAGTTTGAGCCTAAAAGAAATTATAGGTGGGTCCTTGCAATTGAAGGTATCGATGCTTTCTTGGTATCAGAAACACAAAGACCTACAATTACGATTGGAGACAAAAAAATTGACTTCATTAACAGTTATCGTAACATTGCAGGTAAGCTAAGTTTTAGTGACATTACTGTAAAATTACATGACCCTATCGCCCCATCTGGCGCTCAGCAAGTCATGGAATGGATTAGAACACATTACGAATCAGTCTCTGGCCGCGCAGGTTACGCTGACTTTTATAAGCGTGATTTACAATTAAAAATGCTGGATCCAGTGGGTACAGTTGTAGAACTTTGGGATATCAAAGGCGCATTTATTACATCAGCAAACTATGGTTCCTTAACTTATAGTGGCGATGATATTATGACAATTGACTTGACACTTAAAATTGATAATTGTGTACTTCAATTCTAAAAAACATATTTTTTTACATTGATGTGAAGCTCCTGTAGAATATGCAGGAGCTTTTTTATTGTGAGGTACTAACAATGAGCAACAATGCGCCAACAAAAAATGTGATGAAAGAGGACTTTGGATGGGAAATACCTGTTGAAACTGTGCCTTTACCATCGAAAGGAATTATATATTCACCAGATTCAACACTGTATAATAGAGAAACTTTACAGATTAAGGCAATGACTGCACAAGAAGAAGATATCTTAGCCAGTCAAGCTTACATTAAAGAAGGTACAGTTGTACTAAATTTAATTAAATCATGTATAACTGACAAATCAATAGATGTTGACTCATTAATCGCAGGTGACAGAAATGCATTAATGGTTTCAATTAGAATTACTGGATATGGACCGGAATACAATGTAGGCCATACATGTGTTAATTGTGGCAAGTCTAATCAAGTAACTGCTGATTTGTCACAACTTAGAATTAAAAGACTTAAAGAACCTCCAACTAAACTTGGCGAAAATATATTTTCTTTTAAACTACCTGTGACAGGTAAGACAGTAGACTTTAAATTTTTAAATGGTTACGATAAAAAAGAATTAGCTATCAAAGAGAAAAGACTTAAAAGCATGGGTATTTACAGAGAACAACCTGTAACCTCTTACTTAGAAAATGTAATAGTATCAATTGATGGTGTCACAGACAAAAATAAAATAACACATTTTGTTAAAAATATGCCTGCACGGGATAGTAAAAAACTTAGAGATTATATGAAAGACCTCGAACCTGGAATCGACATGTCTTGGAAGTACATCTGTGAAAGTTGTAATTCTGAAAACAACTTTAATATTCCAGTAACCCCCGAGTTTTTTTGGCCCAGTACATAGCTGGAGAGAAGAAATCCTAGAGGAATTCTTCGCCCTGCAGCTCCACCTCAATATGTCATACTCAGAGGTTCACCGGTTACCGATACGATACAGGCGTTGGTATCTGCGCCGTCTTGTCAAACATTTTGAAGTTCAAAATGAAAAAATCGGTAACAGTAACACCGACAACACAACTGTAAATAAACACGACGCGTCAAACTTTGATCAGTTTCAAAAACAAGTAAAAAGTAAGTTTAGATAGTTATATTTATATAGTAGTGGTGGAGAATAAATGACAGATGAAGATATCATAAAGGCAATTACAGAAGGTTTTGCCACAGTGGCGCGTGCTGAAAAAGAACGAGAAATTGATGTTTCTGATGACGGTAGTGAGCCGACATTCCGGAGGGCAGAGCCTCAACGAAAAGGCGAATCGAATGAAGATTACGCTAAACGAGTTAAGGAAGTATCAAACTCCCTCACCGGTATTGCAGGTGGCTTAGCTGGTGTAATGGCAAAGTCTACAAAAGCAGGGCTTAATTATATAGTTAAGCAAAATAAATTTCTTGAAACACAATTAAGCTTTGTTCGAACATCCCAGGAAGCATATGGTGGTCTTACAGATGAATATTTACGGAGTGGAGAGGCAATTGAGGGCTTGGTAGGTCACTCGATAACAGCAAAGAAGGAATTAATGCTTTCTGCAGCTGGAGGTAAAGAAGCAGCATTGCAAATTGCTGATGGTGCATTCCAAGGTCAAAACGTAATGGCCATTGTGTTTGATGACATCGCTAGAGGTGCTAATTTATATGAGGAAACTCTTTCCGCTGCTGCAAGTCAAAACTCTAATTTAGCTAATTCAATGAAGACTTTAGGCGATGAAGAGATGGTCAGAGTTGCCGCTTTACGAGAAAGAATGGACATTGATACACTAGAGATGCAAAATATGTTAGAACGACAATATGCATTCACTGGTGAGGCCTCGTCAAAAATATTTGAAGACATTGGTGCAGTCTCGGTAGAACTGTCAAAAACAACAGGTGTCTCAGCGATGGACTTAAAAGACGGCATTGTTGAGATCATGGAGGATGTTGACAATTTTGGTAACATAGGTGTTGATTCAGCTGCTAGGATAGCTGCTTCATTAAAACAGTTAGGCGTTGATTTTAGAACTTTTCAAGGCATGACTAGTCAATTTATGAACTTTGAAACCGCAGCCGGTAAAATGGGTGAATTGTCTGCATTATTTGGTGTTCAGATGGATGCTATGGAAATGACATATCTCGCCAATGAAGATCAAGAAGAATTCTTATTTAGAATGCGAGAAAACTTACTAGACTCCGGTGTTGATGTTGAGAATATGTCAAAAACCAGACAAAGATATCTTGCTGACCAGATTGGCATTGACGTCAAACAGCTGCAAACTTTTATGCGTGGTGATGAGGTAACAGACCAAGCGGACATGTTTTCAGCAACAGAGTCAGCAGAAGGCCTGGATGGTTTTTCAACGTCAATTGAGAATTTTGGTGGCGCAATGAAAGGTTTAAATAAAGATATGGCACAAATAGCAAAAGCCGCCAACGCTCAAATGTTTATACCTATGCAAACTGGAATGATGAATTTAAAGAAAGCAGGTGAGGACGCAAATGCAGCAATGCAGCCGAAAATTTCTCAAGAAAACATAGATCTTTTGCAAACATCTATAGACGCAGAAATTAAAATTTTTGAAGAAATGGTGATACCTCCTTTAGAGATTTCGATGGATTTTGTAGAAGGAAAATCTGGTGATATCGGCGGCATGTTAAATAAAATGTTAAGTGGCGGAGGTCAAGCTGATGTATTTCTTGATGCCCACGTTAATGTTAGTGCATTAAAACTTGCAGCTGATGATGTGTCGAATCTAACCATTGAGCTAAGAAAGCTTGCGGATGCAAATACTGAAAAAAACCAAAAAGATATAAAAGAATTACTAGAAAATGCAAAAGTTCAACAAACGACATTAGAAAGAGTAATAACGTCAATGGATTCTAATCAGCCTATTTCAATTAGAATAGACACTGATATGGATGGATTGGCTGACAAAGTATTTACCATTAAAGAAACGCAACAAGGCGGTAAGTTTGTGATCGTAAAGGATTGAATAAATTATGGAAGAATTAAAAGAACAAATATATAAGTTAATATGTGACTACGATTTAAATGAAGATGAAATAGCTGTGATTGATACTTATGTTAATAAGCTATTAGAAAACTTTACAAAAATAGAAGCAACACATCAAAAGATTATTAGTGATCAAGATGAATTGAGAAAATTTAAAGAACTTTTATTAGAAAGCTTAGTATCGGAGGATTAACTTGTCTAGAGAAACTTTAAAAGACTTTTTAACATCAAAAGGGTCAGTAGATGATAAAATCAGCTATACACTCAAAGAAGGACCAGACGGTCTCGGCAAAGATCCTAGTACAGATCAGGAGTTACTAGACTTAATTGATGACACCCGCGGACTATTAGGTGATTATGTTAAGTTTCTCGTTGACAATAGTTCTAATCATTTTAAGATTAAAGGTTCTAACGAGCAAGCTGCCAGTTCAAACAAAGGTGATGATTTAGTTCTTGCAGACCTGCAGGGTGCTGAGAAAGTTTTTGTAGAGCAAGGCACGGAACTTAAGTCAAAACTAAACGAATATAGTGATAGTGGCCAATTCACAAACTCCGGTGTTCCTATATCTGATATTGTCGACAAGGTTGGTAAGAATTTTTCAAACCATGAGTCTCTTAAGAATGTAACAGGGCGATCTTTAGATGTTTCTGGAAAAACATTGACTTCACCTAACGGTGAAGAGAATGATATAGTTCAAGCAACGCACAGTGTGTTTTTAAAGAACAATCGATTTGCAAATGTAGGTAACAGTGAAAAAAGAAGTTTTACTGAAAAACCTCAGTCGCCTGATAATTTTGAGTCGTCAGATAAAATAGATAACTCAGGCACACTTACTTTGCAAAATAAGTTTGGTGAATACGATCAAAATATAAACATAGTTAGTTTTAATGAACTAAAAAAGCTAGCAGCCTCTTTATTGTTAAAATCTACCGGGTTTGATCTAGGTAGTGCACCTGGTGTGTCTGGGGATGTCGCAGATACATCTGAAGCTATCTCCTCTGGAGATTTAGGTAGTAACATAGATAAATCCTCCGGGTTAACAAAAGTTAACTTTAGCAACCTGAGATCAAAGAATGCAAAAGACTTTCCAGATGTATTAGGTGAATCTGTCAGGTCTGGGCGTGGAGAGTTAATTGAAGAAGACGGAAGCGCTGATAGTGTCAAGACGTTTGGAGCAACATACAATCCTACATTTCAATTCTTAGGCAAGTCAACAAAACTGCATAAGCTGCAAGCATCAATTGCGCTCATTGCTGTTAAAAATTTAACAAAAAACTTTTTTGACTCTTTTATGGAGCTTTTGAGGTCTCAAGACGCAGTGTCTCTTGAGTCTGATACTACATCGTATGTACAAGAGAATAGTAAAGTAGACCCTGTTGTTTATATGTTAGGACAGTCTAGAAAACTTGCATCTTTAAAAATTGATAATAACGTTTTTAGATCTTTGTTAGCAAGTACAACATATCCTTTTTCTGACTGTGTTGAACGTGGTTTGAACGTGGTTCTAGGAAAAGACTATAAACTAGATAATGAAAATTTGACGATAAATCACAAAGTTCTGGCACAAAGTCCCGGTTACTGGTTAGCAGTCGCAAAATCTGTACTAAAAACTTTTGATAATGAAATTTCAAAATACACAGATGTTGTTTCAGAGACTCTTGAGACTGATGATCTATTTACTGTATATAGAAATATAATATTAAGTAACAAGTTTATTCAATTCTACAATGTCATGGCAACAATAGGTGATATTAGTTTACAGTCTACAGACGGTTCGTCAGTAAATCTAGCGCAGCATCACAACTACAAGAATCATAGAGATATTGATGCTATCCCTGATAATAAAGCGGTTCACAAATCAAGAAAAAAGGACGGATTGTATAAGAATGAGTTAGCCTGGAACAATGATGAGACACCATCAATGTACCTGTTGCCTGCAAACATAATCAGAGCAGCTGGTCGTCTTAATAATTCTAACTTTGGCGCGAGTCCCGTTAGAGGAATGTTTGGATCTAAATTAGCAAAAAATACATATACTGGTATAGACGTAGACGGCTCTTTCAATAGAATACCAAACGAAGTTGTAAAAATACTAGAAGATCAACTCGATGCTGAATATGTGCCTTTTTATATACAAGATCTTAGAACAAATGAAATTATTTCTTTTCATGCATTTTTGAATTCATTGACTGATACAATAGCTCCAACATTCAATGAAACTACTGGTTATGGTCGTATGGATCCTGTACAGACTTATAAAAGTACTAAAAGAAATCTAAGCGTTGGTTTTACTATGATTGCCACTAGCAGAGAAGACTTTGATTCGATGTGGTATAAGATAAATAAGTTAACAACATTACTTTACCCACAGTGGACACCTGGATCTTTAGTTTCTAATTCTGATGATCCTACAAACGGATCAAAATTCTATATGCCATTTAGTCAAGTCATTGGAGCATCGCCTATTGTCAGGCTTCGAGTAGGTGATGTAATTAAGTCTAACTATTCAAAGTTTGCGTTAGCTAGAACTTTCGGTATTGGTGATACAAATGTAAGCGCGCGCACACGTGATTCGAATAAAGGTATGCTGGCGTCAGCATTGAATACTGGTGGCGTTTATGACGCTTTTACAGATGTTGTATTGAAAATATGGTTAGGTGTTTTTGGAAGTCCTCATTCTATAATTACTTCATTGTTTAACATGTCAGGCATGGGATCAAGTAAAGGAAATTTAGCAAAAATATCAATGAAACAAGCAAGAGGAGCTAGTCTTTCTGTAGTATCTAACTTTCTAGTCAATGGCTTTGCAAATCCTTTAGCAGTTGATGAAATAATAACGCAACTTAGAGATCCAAATCTTAGCGATGATGTTGCATCAATAAGTTCAGCAAACGTTGGCAACTTTAGACGCAACATAAATAGTGGAAGATCATTTACAACAGCAGTAGGTATTAAATCTGGTTATAGTAACGTAACCGGTCCATTTAAAAAGATGCTATTGAAACCTAATGTTAACACAGGCTACTATTGTGAAGAGACTGGTATGAAATATTTGATACCGCGTGCTCTAAAAGTAATCGTTATTGATAAGCGCAAAAACTTACCAGGTTTACCTAACAACATGATTGGTTATAAGGTAAAAGTAATCGACCCATCAGCACCTTCAGAGATTGGTGAGATTGGCAGTGAAAACCATCTTATTGTTACACACAGTGACATATATCCAGATCCAAAAGCTATGTTTAATAATAGTATTATGGGAATGGCACTATTACTCCAAGACCCAGTAGCAGGCGTGATAGATAGTCTTATTTCTCTTGCTGATGACTATGCCCTGTCAATAGGTGCACCAAATGAAGCACTTGATCTATTAAGAGCATTTTATCAACGTGATGAAGCTTTATTTATGCGTTCAGAATTAAATCCGTTTACAAGAGCTTTTGAAACAACGCGTGGTCGAGGTTTAGCAGGGGTCATGGGATCAATTAATTTTGACTGGCTGTCTGACTTTCCTTGGGAAATTGATTTTAATTCTCGGGCGCCGATGGGTTGTAAAATTTCTTTTAATTTTAATGTTATTCACGATATACCTCCTGGTCTCGATCACTCAGGATATAATAGAGCACCCATCTATAATGTCGGTAATATAATGAAGAATGTAGCAGGAGATGTTTATAATGATGACGGTAGAGAAGCTGAGTTTAGATACAAAAATCAAGGTGGGTTTGCTACTAGGATTAAGGGTAAAAATAACAAGTAGGGGTAATTATGGCACTAAGTAGATATTCTTTTAGTACTAAAAGTATTGATTCAAACGGGAAGAGATACGTATCAAGCTCTGATGCATCCCGAAAAATTTTTAATGCAGTTGACAATCAAACAATTAACTATACAGTTCATATCTTAGAAGAAGGTGAAAGGCTTGATTATCTTGCAGGTGTTTTTTACGGAAAGTCTGAATTGTGGTGGGTTTTAGCGGCGGCTAGTGGAATAGGTTATGCCTTGCAAGTCCCGCCAGGCACTATTGTTAGAGTACCTAACAGTCTAAGTGAAGTGTTTGGAGTGATACTTTGAGCAGCAAATACGATAAAATAACCAATTACAATTTAAGTTATGAGATATTAAGAGATGCTGTCAATGAATTTAACGGTTACGTGTTAGGATTGTCACAAAACGACATATGGCTTTTTCTAGACAGCGTTAATGCTCCTAGTGTAGGCACTAAAGATGCTGCGCTTGATTCTTTCTTAAATGATACTGCAGTTACGCTTTTAGATAGAACAGCAGGTGCTTTTTTTTGCAATGATCTAATTACAAATAAAAAAGTTAATATTCCCGCGCAAAACTTTAATGACGAACCCTTAAAGGCAAAAGCATTATTTACTTTTGTACCACCTAACTTCTCTGAAAACTTTTTAGAAAATGACTTTATTCAAGCGACTCGAACACATAGTAATGCAATAATTACAACAAAGGATATGCTCAAGTATTATGAAGGTGAAATTTCAGAGGAAATAGCACAAGACAAGGACGGTAATGCTTTAAAAGATAGTGACGGTAATGAAAAAATGTTTGTTTCCGGGATTGTTAGGGGAGGTGACCTTAAAGATTCAGGACTTAATAATAAGTCGAAACCTGACAGGTTTAATTCTCCTTCACTGGGGTCCATTGTTATTCAGCATCCAAAAGCAAGTATTGCATCTCGAGGCAAGGAACACTTACCAATTTTTTTTAACGCAGTGACGCCAATTGAGATGTCTCGATGTGTTCCTTATATTGACTTGAGAGTTGTTTCATTAAACTATAGAGTTGACGAAACTGGTGAAAAGATTGGTGCTAGCAAATTAAATAACGTTTCTTTTATGAGATTTTTGAAGGGTGATAGTAGGAAATTTGAGCTTGATGATGCTGTTGGCTTTGGAAATCTTAAACCGGTAAATAATTCTACAACTGATGCTGAGAGAAAAGCATCTGTGTTTAACGATATATCTTTCATGGATCTTTTTACAGCCCCGCAAACATTAGCTAATGCGAACATTAACAGTAATGGGAAAAATGGCTTTGCCACTATCGACAATGTGAACAATCCAATCTTAGAACCCATCGCGCCTTTTTTAACTTTAGAGAGTTTAATTGTCAATGTTACAGGTACAGGTTATGGTGCACTATCTTCAAAAAAAGGTGTCTTAAAGTTAAAACTTCACGATCGATCTAGACTAAAAGACATGTCGCCTTTACTTTCTAGTTCACGTTTTGCGACTAACAAAATAATAATTGAGTTTGGGTGGAACCACCCGGATGGTGGTCCTTTTTCTGACAATCCTCTAGGTAAATATTTAAACGCATTGAAGGAAAGATCTGTGTTTCAAGTTACAAAAGCAGATTTTTCATTTGGAGACGGTGGTGTCGTTGATATTACTATAGGGTTAGCTGCTTATGGCTTTAGACAGACAGAGAGGGTGCACGCAGGTGCAGGCCCTGATGTTCCTATGAATTTTTTAAGTGATATCATTGATGCAAGTTTTGACGATTTACTTGAAGAAGATAACAAATTAACAAAAGCACCAGAAATCAGACAAAAAGTCAAATTAAATCAAAGGTCAGCAAGAAGTGATAGCAGCAGCATTAGTTGGGAAACTTATAAAATTCTTATGACAAAGACTGGCAACTTAAAAAACATGAAAGAAGCTGCAATAATTGTAGATGCTATGTTAACGCTGGACATGGCAAAAGATCAAGAAAGACCGGCAAAAGAACAAGAACTAAAAAACTTATTAGCAGCTGATCCAGGTAAAGTAGACGCGGCTGAGTTGCAAAATATAATTGATAATGCTATTGGGCAGAATAAAAGCAATATGATTGGTCGAGTTTACGGTAAACTAGAGGCTATTAAAGACAAACAAATACCAGATCCTTTTATTAGTTCACTTGTCTACCCACTCCCTTTACTTTTAGGTGAAAATTTTCATACCCAGAATGCTGAGACTCAAAATAAGCAACTTTTCTTAAACTGTGGATTTAGTGAATCAGATCTAAATCCAACCACCGGAATTGGTGAACTAACTACACTAGGAAAGCTGATAAACTATTTTATAGGCATGCCATTAGCAGCTTCTTGTCTTTACGATGAAGTACAATTAGTCTTCTATCCTATGAACCATCAAGCAGCAGGAGGAAGAAAACATACAACTGCAAGTTTTCCAATACAAATTAACAAACTTGAAGAAGCGATTAAAGCATCAATAAAGAGAAGCCCAAATCTATCAGTCACAAGAATGTTTTCGCTTCTTGAAAAACTTGTTGCAGATAGAAATTGTCCTGCTTACGGTATTTCCGGAGTTTTCGCTGAGTCTGAAAATATGAGAAATAGTTCTTCAGCAGACCAAGCTGTAGTAACATTAAACAGTCTTGACGATTTAGATAAGAGTGGTATTGATGAAGATATCCAACAGCAAATAACAGAATTATCTAAATCTGGTGAGGCTGGAATACGTGATAAAATTAAAGGATTTAGTGAATCTGCTGGTAGTACAGAAGAAGTCAAATTAAAAAAAGCTCTAACTTCACTCATTAAACAAAAAAAGAGTTTACTAAATGAAGCAACAAAGGCAGCCCTTCCAAAGAAACTAAGAAGTATATACAGATCCGACGGTCTCCAAGCAGAATTTACTAACATGGACCGCTTTGTCAGGCCAAATATTGCTATGGACTTTGAAGTTATTGATGCAATTGATGCACAAACTTTTGACACTGATGATAAGCCCGGTTTTTTTAAAAAGTTATATCGACTGACAACACCTTCAAGCTCCCAGAAAGACGGTCTTTACTTAGATAAGACAATACTTAGAATTCACGTTTATGATGAAGAGTGTGTGCAATCTCCTTCTGAACATACACTCATCAATTCAATGACGCAGGGTGTAAATAACAAGGTTTCTGGTGGTGCTGGTAGTATTGCTCAAAAGCTCTCAAATAAAGATCAGTTAACATATCAACAAGTGAAAGAATTTGTAAAGAGAGCTTATCCAACAATTATTTATGGCGCTGCTGGTTCTACTATTAGTAATATTTCAATCGATTCCAACACTTCAGGTGGGCTAGCTAATGTTACTATGATTGAGAGTTATGCAAATGCACGAAATGGTGATGTAAAGGCGCACAGATTTGATAATAATTTTGAATCTATTGAAATGTTCCCTCAGACTATTAACATTTCAATGATGGGTATACCCACAATAGGTATAGGTAATTCAATATTTATAGACTTTGGAACAAACACGAGTTTAGATAACATTTATACAGTAACAAGTGTCACACACAATATCAGTGCTGGAAACTTTACGACAACACTAGCATTAGTCCCATCCAACATCGGCGCTGTTTCTAACTTTAATGAAAATTTAATAATGACATTAGAAAATATTGCCAAATCATAATTGTAAATTAAGCCTAAATTATCTATAAATAATACATGGAATCAATTACAATACATAAAGTAAAGCTTAATAAAGAATATTCACTGGAAAGAAAACAAGGTGAAATAATACTAAGTAATGAAGGGCTAACAGTATCAATAGATACTGTATCTAAGATTAGACAATTGTCAAATCTAACTAAGATTAAAAATGTACTTGAGTATTATCCAGGATTAGTTTCTCTTAACATAACTGGTTCCCAAGAATACAGTAAAATATTAGGTAAGAAGAAGTCAATTGAATATAATGACTACATTTTAAAAGAATTAAACTTCACAAAACCTATGATTACTTCATATCACACAAAAATATTTCCAGTTAGAAAAAAATGTTATAGTAATCTATCACAAGTATTTCTAAAAGACAGTGCTTTAGAATTACCAATTTATGATCACTCTGGTGTTACTGGCAGGACTAGTATAAAGAAAGGCTTTAATTTTCTCACAATGAAAAAGTCTGAAAGGGTGCAATTAACACACCCAAATAAAAATCTAGTAGAAGTTGACTTTAAATCTTGCGAGCCTTTCTTCTTTTTAAAAAGCCAGGGTGTGGAAATAGAAAGTGATGACGTTTATAGCTGGTTAATGGAAAAATATAACATACACAACGTTGCTAGAGATAAATTTAAAAGAGGTATGTTGTCAATCATCTACGGCGCAAATACAAAAACAACATCAAGGATTATGCAAGTACCTCATAAAAAAGTAGTTTCTGTCAAAGAGGACTTAGGTATAAATAATTTAGAAAAAAAGTTAAGAAGTGAGTATGATGAGAACGGGTTTATTTTAAATTATTACGGAAGACCCATTACTAGTGATTCTAACTTAGTAAACTACTGGATACAATCATCAACAGTTGATTTTTGCTCATTAGCTTTTAAAAGCTTTTGTGATAAAAACAATTTAAAAGCATGCTTTTTTGTCCATGACAGTATGACTTTTTGCGTCGATAGTAAAAATTTGCCAAAAATAACAGCAATAACAGAAATCAAAGAATGTATTTCAGAAATAAGTGTGCCTGTTAAATTTACAGTTTTTTCTTGATATATATTAATATGAAGAAGATTAGTGAAATAGGGATGAGAGCGTTTGCACCTGATGACAACACTTTTAACTACGGTGGTCACAAACCAATTACCAATCTTGGCGCGCCATCTTCATCAGCTGACTCTTGGTATAGTAGAATTTCACAACAGTCAGTTCCATTAGATGCATATTTTCAAGAAGACGAGGATGAAATGTACACAGATGACCCAAATGATATTTTAGAATACAGATACATAGAAATAGAAGAATCAAAGTTCGCTATTGTAGAGATCAACAAAAGTGTTATAAGGAATTTGATCATGGAAAATCAGCCGCAAGGTTCTGTAGCTGATAAAGATGCATTAGACAAATTAGCATTGATTGCTCAACAGGCAGACGGTCTTAGAAAAAATCGTGCGTATAGAAAATTGTATAAAAGTTTGGCTCCTAGAGACCTGGCCACCATTAAAAACGCAGTTAAAAACTCAGCGCATATAAATCCAAAAACTGGAAAAGTCTTTAGGAATGAATTAGAAGTATTAAAAC